TGGTAATACCATATTTCTGAGTTGCTAACCTAGAGGTTAGAGATTTCAGGTGAATCATTGATTACAACAAAAGCCAATCCTTCAAGAATTGTGTCAGTGGTAGTTGTATTCTTCATAGTAAGTGGGTTCGTATCGCCTATGGCAGACTCAAGGGTAACATACATTCGTGCGGGGTTGCTGTCAACATATTGTTTAACATACAACGGAGCCCCATAGCCGGCGTGGTAATGTTCACCTTTTAAGGTGAACAAGTCATCCAACGCAGAGCCAGTCCCATACGTAGTAGTGGCCGAATCCATGTAGAACATAACAATAGTTTCATTAACTACTGTTATTCCTCCTGAGATATCACCTTGTGCAATATCTCCTGCTGTTTTAGAGGAGATAGTGTAGTTCATGATTGTCGTCATTGGTCTAGGTATGTTGTCACCAATTTCATTGGCTCTACCTTTGAATTCACAAACGAATTCTAAGACCAGTCGACCAGGAACTCCACTTTCTATAGTGGAATACGCTAACAGGTATCCCGAAAACAAGTCTTCAACAGTATGTCCAAATTTGGAATCTGTGAAGCACCATCTTTCCAATCCTTCTTTTGGCACGTCCATGAAAGCATTATCCCATACAGGCCCCATCAATGTGTTCTCACGAGAGAACAGATTACTGTAGAGGTCGCTCGACTTGTATCCTCTGGAAGGAACTTCATTAAGACTGTCAACCTGGTGTGACAAAACAACAGTCCCTGCTGTTGTAGTTGCTGACGATGTAAGATAATGTAACCGCAGTTTTCTAAATCGAAACTGCTCATAGAACCTGGAAACGTTAGACAACATTGAGTTGCCGAAGTTCCCTGGATTCAGTGGCACAATAGCTTGTAACGCCAAGTCTTCCAGGCTGGATTCCAGCTTAGTCGCAGTTAAAAGCGAAGTCAGATAAACTGACCCTGAAATGGTCTCTCCATGTCTCCCTGCTTTCGACACAACGGTCGGGTCACTCTTCACGAATGTTTGCATTGAGTTCACGGGCACAGTTCCTCGTGGAATATTCACCGGTTGGGTCGCCTTGCGTTGGTGAGTTCCCTTGGGTTTCACCTTTTCAATTGGCGCGATCTTACGTGGTCTGCGTATGTGAGGCATTTTATTCCGTATTAAATTGTTTTTGAGTAGTAATTTACTTTCCCGCGGGTGTGGTTGTCCACCTGGACCATAATTGACATCAATTATGTCCGCCCCGTTATCAATTTCAACGGTCACAAAGTCATCTTCTGGGTGATAGATCTCTTTCATCTTTACTTTACCCACTCTCAACGACTTGTTTGAAACACCTCTTTTTCGCCCAGCCAGTTTATGTACTCCATGTGAAATTCCCCGAATTCCAGCTTGGAGTCCAACGGCCGTGGCTGCAACGTTTCGTAATAATCCCCTTCTTCCAATATTCTCTCTAAAGAATACTTTGTCTGCTTCCTGCAGGTCGCCGTCTCTAGCATACACTGCATCATGTCTTTTACATGTTTCATCAAATTCATCAATAGGCGGCACATCTGACACCACTGATTTCTGAAATTTTCCTGCACTCCAATATGGTCCGCAGTAATTACCGTGCATGTGAGTTAATTTACTTAACCCACTAGATGTCTTTGGCATAGACAGGTTCCATCATAGGGCAATCAACATAATTAGGTCGATTGACCATGGCCTTGTCCAGAGACTCCACAAAATCCTTCGCCTCAATTCCATAACGGTTCAAGAAGAACACCTTGGTTTCGAAGGTCGGGTTGTGGTACTTAGTACTATGGGTACTGTAGAGATTTTCAAATCTCGGGCGTACCTCAGCCGAAAGAGCTCCTGGATCCACATGCGTGATGTAGGTTGTAATCCCAGGGACAAACCAACCATCTATGGCCCATCCTTTCAGCATACCTCGTAGCTCCATTGGATCCAACTTCTTGAATCCGCATCCCATCTTTGGAAGACATCTCCCCGGTTTTGGTCCTAAGACGATTCCGTCTTCTGTAGGCCAAAACAATTTCGAACAAAATTCAACCTCATAGAGGTTCTTCGACAACTTGGGTTTCGCGTTAAACCCGAACCTAGAGAATTCATCCGATAATCTCTGTTCAAATTTGCCCTTATCGTTTATCCAAGGTAAGCAATTCTTTATTGCCATGGTTGTGGTGCAACCTGTGATTAAGGAGTTCCCACAGGATGTGTTAGCATCTCCGGACTTCCGTTCCCCATCGAAACGGTATGAAACTCCTACCCTTGTATAACCTTTTGTTCTTTTTTGCTGTTCCAACACGAAGGTTGCGTCTTTGTCGAAATAACCCAACTTTGCATACAATCCGAGCTCGAACTCGATTGCAGCGACGCCAATTGTGGTATCATAACGGCTAAAGTCATTCTCGAGGAACCATGTTTCCCCGTTTATCTTAATGACTGTTAGACTGTCGTCTCCACACACAGCTATAGCTACTATGTCTTCTTCATGTTGTAATGCTGCTTCCATCCATTTACCAACGGCTTCATTAGTACTGCTACCAGTATAGTATACTGAGTACTTTCTTCCGAGTTTCTTTACGTTGGTATTATTCCATTGCTTAGCAATGAATTTAGAGGCTCTTTTCATTGGTGGTCCCAAGATAACGTTGGCCCTAGCGCTCACCCCTTGGATGAGTCTAGGGTCCCCCATGTCCACTGACGTCTCGGTGCTTTTTAGATACTTCTCGCACTTTATGAATGACTCGCGGGTGCAGTCATCCTTGCAGATTGGTTGAGTTTCTAATGTCATCCGTGCATTGTCGTGTTGCTTACGCCGACCAGGAGGAAAGTTGTTGTTCCAATTTGTATATGAAACAGGTTTGATCACTTCCGTGTCTCTTAAATCCATCAATTCGTTAAACAATAGCTTTTCAAGTTCCTTGAAAATACCGTCTTCAACCTCTGGCACTTCCATACAACCTCTATTGTTAACGGCAATAATCGTGTTATGCTGATTATTGCTTGGTGCAATAGGTATCTTCCCCTGGAAAAGTGGTCCGTATACAAACATTCCACCGCGAATTTTCTCTGGTTCATCTACTTCTTCCACCTTGTACTTTGCCCCTTCACGGCAAGGTACGAGCTCTCTCTCTACGTTAATTGTTGGTAGAAAGGTTAGTTCCTGATCTTCAACAACAGCACTACTAACACCTGTTAGCTTGTACTCTGCTTGAGCGAAGTTCCGTTTCTTCTCCTTCTTTGGCCGTGGCAACATCGATTTAGCCAGCCCTGCTAAACCCAATGTGCCAGTACATGGTCCTGCGCCTGGTATCATCAAACCAACCATAACACAGGCAAGTAATCCAACTTTCATACTTGTCAAACCAATTCTCCATCCAACATTCTCAAATTTACGTAGTTTATCGTGTTTCTTGAGTTGCGAAAGTTCAGATATTATGTCCTTGTAGACAGCACTTTCAATTGCTACATCAGCCAGAAACGCTAGTTTACAGGCCAGCAATATGACGTTGGCGTCCATTAGACCATAAGAATCCAATGATTTCTTTCTCACTTGAACCACGAGGGATGCGAAACTATCCGCAGTACGCTCCTTGTTAATAAGCTTGGTTCTAGCGTAGTTGATTAGTGTTTTTGGCACTAAGCATCTACTGCTTTCACCCTTGCTCCAAATAACGAAATTTCCAATTCCATACGCCCGTATTGGAACAAGTTCGTTTGCTACGAACCCGCCCAATTGGACCCCATGATTGGAGGGACCACTAAGGTAGTCACATATAGTGGAGAATTTTGAACGTTGTATCTTCAACTTAGTTAACTTGATTGTTAACACGACAGAATCACCATAGACTCGGCTACCTATGGCTAGGTTCAATGAACCACTACTCCAATAGGAGTCCGTGGCCCATAACATAGCATCATGATAGTAAGGCGTGTGATTTCCTCTGACATTCATTGTAACTTTCAAATTCTCATCTACAGTATACGTGCTCTCACCATTGTGAAACGTTCCTGCAATTTCATTAAATGGGTGTACAACTGCAACAAGGTACGACCCTGGATTTTCCACCAAAAGCTGCGCCACATCCTGGGGAGGTATGTAGTACAGTGAATGAACCGATATGAATGCCGCAATTTCATGTTGTTTCTCCTGAATGCAACGACATTGTTGCACAGTGTGATGACACATGTTTGGCAGTCCTTCATATCTAAAGGCTCTTATTTCATCTTCTGGTGTCAATATCGGCACGGAAGAATGGACTCGCTGTCTTCGCATATTCCTGCTTGGTGAACCACCTATATCGTGGAACCAAGCGTCTCGACCATGGCGTTTACGCAAATCCGCATGGATCCGCATTTCCGCCGCCTTCCGTTCGAGCGCCGATATAGGATGTGAGTGAATTTCACATCCAGTTGTCAAATCAACGTCAGTATACATTGCTGCATACTTCAATTGTTCTTCATCAAAGTGAGCTGACATCTTCACTTTGAGCTTTTTATTCTCAGTGTTTCCTATTTGC